ATCTTTGGGGCGGCGGCTGTTATTCTTGAAAGCATATCAGTAGCATCACCAAGCGATTTATCTGTTTTAAAACTTACTTTTTGTTCAATGTCCGGTGAAAGACCAAATCTTTTAACCAATGCATTCCGTTCATTTGTTAATTTAATGGCATCCTTTTGTGCTTTTGCCGATTCTCTTATTAATGTAGCCCTATTCGCTTCTATCTCTAATGCTTTGTCGGCATCTAAATTTTTACCGGTAGTTAAAGCTTTCATTCGATTGACTAACCACCACTGTTCTTTTAATTCCCTGCCTATCAATAATTCAGTAACACTCTGTTCCTTTCCCGTCATCAACGTATCGCCTCTTTCCTTTAAAAGTTGCTTAGTTGTGGCTAACTGATTGTTCATATTTCCTTTAAAGGAAATATCTATGTTTGAAGCCTCGTCTGCAAGCCATGTTCTTAATTCTTGTTCTTTTTCTAAAGCATCAGATAACGCCTTTGCGGATTCAAGCATTTTGGCATCAATTTTTTCCTTTCTATTTTGCAATACATACCTGTTCAAATATTCATTATTGACCTTTCGTAATGCAGTTGCAATTTCTTCATTGGTCATTTTTTCCGTATTCAACCCTTTCAGAAACGCCGGATTTATTTCATTTAATTGCGTAATTATTTCTTTTCTATCATTTTCCTTTAGGTTTGTTTCCATTAACCTATTTGCCAAGGTTAATAATTCAACTTGTTCCTTTCTTATAGATTCAGACATAGGTATTTTAACAACACCCAGCATCTTATCAGCCATATTTATTAACCCACCTACTACTTTTTTTGTTGTTGGTTCTAATCTTCGCCCCATATATCCGCCAGCCAGTTCCATTTCATCAACAAATGTTGACCATAGCCCTCCGGCGCTCTTTGACTGTTTAGCCATTAAGTTAAAGAACTTGCCACCTTCACCAGTCATGCTTTGCATGGCCTTTTCAACCATTTCAAAAGATACTTGACCCTTTGAAATCATTACATCCTTAATATACCCTGCTGATTTACCTGTTTGCTTAGCCAATTCAGCTAATAGTGGAACTCCGGCCTCCGTAAACTGCCGTAATTCCATCCCAGTTAATCGAGTAGCCGCTTTAACCTGGCCAAAAGCTAAAACTAAATTTGGAAGCTTATCTATGCCAACACCAGAAGATATATCTCCAAGTGTTCGCATGGTAGGGATTATCTTTTCGCCCTCAATACCCATAGCCATTAACTGCTTGGATAGATTCATTGTTTCTTTGCTGGTGAAAGGAGTAACAATCGCAAAATCCTGTAAGGCTTCCATCATTGCCTTGCCCTTCTTTGCGCTGCCCAGCATTGTCCCAAATGATATTTCGGTTTGTTCTAACTCTGAACCAAGTGTCAATATTGATTTACCTAATTGATACGCGCCTTGCGCTATTTCTCTAATTCCAAGACCTATCCCTATTTTTTTACCTAACGACATTATTTTACTATCAAAACTTGAAGCAGATTTATCCATCTGATTCATTTTGTTGGTGAACTTATCGTCAAGGCTAATGGTATATTTTACATTTTCGTTCATCGAAAATCGTATTTTAAATTGTAAATTCCTATGTCAATCAAATATTTTGCTTCACCCCACAATTTGCAAAATCTATCAATATCAAGCTTTTCAATGTCCTCTTTAAAGAAAAATCGGATAAGCGCAGCTTTCTGCCCAAATCCGATCTCATTCTTTTCCAACGTATATAACGTTAATTTTTTTTTACTTCTGTATGATAAAATTCGAGTAAGTCCACGGCGTCCAAACAAGCTGAAACAAAAGCTACTTTATCCTTTTTTAATTCATCTAAACCCTCAGTGCAACATATTTCAATAATTATCTTACCAGCAGCCAACTTATCACCTTTGCCTGAATTGCTTTGATAAGCCATAATTGCCATACGGTAAACATCAAAGTCAGGTTCTTTAAGTTTTAACACTAAATCACCCTTTTGCTCGTCCCTTTTTATCAGTATTTCTGGCATTATCGGTAGTTTATGTGTGAAATATAAAGGTCGTATGTGAATTTAATATCCGTGTCACCCTGAGAAGTATCAACACCGTCATTTTTGAACTTACAGTTTTTCAATACGTGTGTTTGAACGCCTTGGATGGTTCCAAAAATTACAGGAATATCAAAGAATGGTAAAGATAGGAGTGATCCGCGAATTGGGGCAACGTCTCTAAGCGATTCAATATCATTCATGGATATTTCCACTGAGCCGCTTGAATTTATGCCACCAAAACCTACACTAACATCATATTCACCTGTTCCCTTATTCCCGGCGACTTCTTGTTCCTCTTTATATGATATTTTAGACACGCCCGAAACTGGCACGCCCAATATTGGGAAAATTATCTGCGTGTAATCATACGCGCGTCCGTTTATTAATGGTAATGCCATTTCTTTATACTATTTGTGTTGTGAATCCTGAATTTATCTGTATTGTTCTTGCTACGCCAACAGGCAATAAATTAAATGAAATTATTATCGTTGATGTACCCAAAACGTCCTGAGTAGGATTAATTGTGACACTAAAACCACTGCATTCGCCTGCAATTTGCATATCCTCCAAAGGTTTTTCAACAATATTTTTAAATATTGCTATTGTATCCTCCGTTAATGTGCCATCTGCATTGACATAAAGAACTGTATTTACTTTTGCAACAGCAGCCGCATAAATATTTCTTTCAGCCTTGTCCATTACCCTGTTATTTTCTACCGTGCAATAGTCGCTTGTTTGTGCAATGGCTGTCCAAGAATCATTATAGGTTGAACCTGTACGCCCTACAAATTTTCTTAAAAAGGTATAGTGATAATCATTTAATACATCCTTCAATGAATCTGCAATAGAATCGTAAAGATCACCTGTAGCAAAGCCCAAAACATCTAATGTGTTACCATATGTTACATCTTTCAACCGCTCCGATATTTTCATGTACTTTTGCAAGCGAACAAACACCTAATTCATTCCCAACTGTAGAAATTGAATAGCCTGTTATGTCCCTAACGTTTTCCATTAATTCTGACCAGTAAGCAGATTCATAAGGAGCCTTTCCTGAAAAAGTTGATTTGGCTATATAAATCTTTCCAGCCCAATTAACTTTTTCACCCATAACATAGGTCTTTGTATTAGAATAATCTGGCTGTAAAAAGTTGCCTTCTTCTGCAATGTTTACATTTACATCACTTCCAGTCAATAGTGCTAAATTTGCCGATGTCGAAAGAGTTGATGAGTACATATCAACATGCAAAAATACTTGCAATGGCTTCTTTGCTGTTCTTGAAAGTGCGGTATATGTTTGTGTCGCGCTTACATGTGATGACGCAAATGTTTCAGATTGCAAGTAAATGGCCAATTGTCTTATCTCGCCTTGTGCGTAATCCCTTATAGTAGCAATTTCAGCACCCGTATACGTTACAATAGGAGTAACCATTACATAAAGAACGCCTTTAGGCTGCATCCTGAAATATTCAGAAATATGATAGTGCATAGTACGTAATGGTGAACCTACACCTCCGGTAAACTGCGTAACTGTTGCCGCGCCTGTCCCCGTACTTGTCCATGCCAATACCGCTTTACCTGTATTTATTGATTTACCTAATTTTGCCGGGGCAGTTAATAAAACATTAACGCCTGACCCGGCGGCGGTAAATCCATGTTTGTACGTTAAAGCATTTACGGCGGCTCTTAATCCGACTGCAACTAATGTTGGAGTATCAGATGTTATTACCGTATAACTACCCAATAATGCGCCGTCAAGTGTTATTTTATTTACATCCGCGGCTGCGCCAGCAGTTGTAACCTCAAAATTTCCGCCTGTTGCTTTAGTTTCATCCGTATGAGTATCAACAATGCCCTTTGCTTCTGCATCCTTTAAAGAAAAAATCTTTTTTATTTTATTATTTACATCAAATCCGCTTGGATAAGTGTTGTAATAAAATAACATGCCAGAAATATGGTCACTATTGGGTAATGGGCGTCCTAAACCGCCTTCTGATCTATTGAATACAACGTTATTTAAACCCATTTTTTTTTGTTTTTTAAATATTAGGCTTACGGCCTCGTTTTTTTTGTTCGCGAGTATCAGTGTCGTTCAGCACATTAGGTTCAGGTTGTTCAACAATAGTTGTTGATATAACTTCCTCTTTTAATGTGTCCAAATATTCCTGTTTTGATAATTCTAC